GGCCGTGATCGAGCACTACGAAAGCCCCGACCAGTGATCGTCCGTACACCGCGACGCCGCGAGAACTTCACCATCGTCAGCAACGAGATCATCCGCAACCCACGGCTCTCATGGAAAGCCCGCGGCCTCCTGATCTACGTCCTGAGTCAGCCTGACCATTGGCGCACCTCCAGCGCCCACCTCGCCTCGATCAGCCCCGAAGGAATCCACGCCGTCCGTACCGGCCTCAAGGAACTAGAAGACCACGGCTACCTACGTCGAGCACGAACCCAACAGGACAACGGCACATGGCGCCACGACATCCTCATCTACGACCAGCCTGTGGATAAACCTGAGGATAAGTACCTGAGTTATCCACCAACCGACGACAGGTTTTCCGACGTCGGATAACCACTCGTTATAGAAAGAACTGAACAAAGAAGAACTGACTGACTAATAGTAGTTCTCAACTCAAATAGGAACCCATGGGAAACCCGGCCTACAACGACCCCACCTACCAAGCCAGCCGCCGACGCATACTCGCCGACAACCCAGACTGTGCCATCTGTGGCAAACCCGGAGCCAACACCATCGACCACATCCAACCACTAGACCAAGGCGGAACCCACGAAGAACACAACCTCAGACCAGCCCACAAATCCTGTAACTCACGCCTCGGCCTGTAACAGCCGACTAGGAGCACGACTCGTAAACACCAAGACCAGCGACCGATTGAAAGCACGACGACAGGCCATGGGCTTTTTGGACCACGACCCAACGACCCCGAGCCCCAAACCAACTCTATCTCTGACAAAACCCCAGCATAATGGGGGTGAACTCATCGGAATCGGATCTGTTTCTGGCGCTATCGAGGCGCACTCGACGAAATCGCTGGTGGGACGGTTGGAACCTCGGTTGGAAAGCCCCAAAGTGTGGGACGACTCGGTGGGGCCGATGGTCGCTGAGTGGTCGGCTCGCCATTTGATGCCACTAATGGACTGGCAGGTCCGGGCCGCTAACGGAATGCTCGGCCAGAAAGACGGCGTGTTCTGGCATCGGGAGGCTCTGATCTCTTGTGCTCGTCAGCAAGGGAAGAGTGTGCTCTTGAAGGCGTTGGCCGGTTTCTTCGTGACCGAGTGGGCGGCGCGCACCGGCCGGCCCCAATCCGTCATGCTGGTCGCTAACAAACTTGACCGATCATCAGCCCTGTTTCGGGAACTTGCCCCAATCCTCGAGAACTTCGGTGGTAAGCCGTTCTGGTCGTATGGCCGCGAACAGATCCTGATGCCCGACGGGTCCAGTATCAAGATCGCCGCCGCAACCTCCACTCAGCACGGCGCCTCAAATGACCTTGTCCTGCTTGACGAGATCTGGAGTATCAGCCCGGCCGTGATCTTTGACGCCCTCCGGCCGACGATGATCGCCCGGCCGACACCGCTCATGGCGATGTTCTCCACCGCCGGCGACGAATCGTCCACCGCGATGCTCAAACTCCGTGAACAGGCGATCAACTCGATCGACGCCGGCCGCACCTCCAAACTGTATTTCGCTGAATGGTCACCACCGCCCGGCGTAAACGTCTTCGGCGCTGACGGCCGACAGTGGTGGCCATGGGCCAACCCAGCCCTCGGTACGACCGTCACATGGGACGCGCTTGAGGCGGCCGCGGAAACCCCCGACAAGAACGCTTTCCTTCGCGCCCACCTGAACCTTTGGATCTCCAGCGCGAACTCGTGGCTGTCACCCGGAACTTGGGATAACTGTCAGACGGCGACACCGATGCCCGAAGGAGGGATCTTGGCGATCGACTCCAGCCTTGACGAATCCCGGTATGTCGGCGTCAGAGCGTTCCGACGTGACGACCGGAAGATCCACGTCGCCCCAGCGTTCGTCGTCGAATCCGAAGATGCCCTGTGGGCCGAGGTCGAGCAACTCATGGCCAACCGAGATCTCCACCTCGCCGTCTCGCCCAGCCTTGAGATCCACGCCCCCCGAGCATGGGCGCCACGCACCCGAACAGTCGGCTACGGAGAACTCCTGAAATGGACCGGCCTCGTCCGAGCGATGATCAACGAAGGCAAAGTCGAACACGGAGGAGAACTCGCCTTGGCCGAACACATCAACCGCGCCGTCCTCGTCAAACAATCCGGCAACGTCGTCCTGTCATCCCAGAAGTCACCCGGCCCGATCGAGTTAGCGCGCTGTCTCGTCTGGGCTGTCGCCCTCGCATCCGCCGCACCGTCCAAAGCCCGAGTCGCCATCGGCGTATCCAGATAGTGGACTTCCGATCAAAGCCATGAGAGACTCCGGCTAGTGGCACTCTTCAAGCGCACGACCGCCAAGCCCGCCGTCGCCGTCAAAGCGGCGTCCGGTGGAGCAGGACAGATCGGCTCGTTCCTCGGCTATTCAGTCGGGACTGCCGAGGAACGGGCTTTGTCCATCCCCACGATCGCCCGGTCACGCTCAATGATCTGCTCACTCGTCGCCGGCCTCGACCTCAAGCAATACCAACTCGTGTGGAACTCAATCGACGAGGAATACGAGAAGGTGTACCTCCAAGGCGAAGGATGGTTTACCCGCCCCGATCCGAAGGTTCCGCGTCAGTTCATCATGGCGCAAACCGTCAGCGATCTCCTGATGTACGGCCGTGCGTTCTGGTACACATCCGCCCGCTACTCGACCGGCTTCCCGGCCGCGTTTACTTGGCTGCCGCACAGCAACGTTGAAACCCCGAATCAGCAAGGCCCCCAATGGTGGGGAATGCCCGACGAGGTTGAGTTCAACGGCGTCATGCTTGACACCGCGAACGTCGTCTGCTTCCTCGCCCCCGATCAAGGACTGCTGTACACCGGCAACCGAGCCATTGACATCAGCCTTCGCCTCGACGCTGCCGCCCGACGCTTCGCCCTCACCGAGATCGCGGCCGGCTACCTCCAGCAGAAAGACGGCTCGGAACCGATGACCGCCGAAGAACTCGGCGAACTCGCCCAAGGCTGGGCGTCCGTCCGACGCGAATCAGCCATCGGCGCCCTCAACTCGGCCGTCGAGTTCAAAGAGTTTCAATCAGACCCCAGCAAACTCCAACTCGTCGAAGCGCGCAACCATGCGGCGCTTGAGATGAGTCGCATCGCCGGCGTCCCCGCGTACCTCGTCTCCGCCCCGACGAGCAACGGCATGACCTACCAGAACGCTCAAGAATCCCGACGCGACCTGTGGCTATGGGGAGCACTCCCTTACGCCACCGCCATCGCTGAACGCCTCAGCATGGACGACATCCTTCCGCGCGGCCGCCACATCGAGTTCGACATTGACGAAGCACTCGCTCAGGCTGGCATGATGGAAGAATCAGAAGCCGATCCCGTCATGGAGGACCAACTCGGATGATCCGTCTCGCCGTCACCGATCTCACGATCGACGCCGCCGCCCCCGACGAACCGCCCAGCCGGCAGATCACCGGCGTCGCCGTCCCGTGGAACGTCACCACCATCGACTCGTTAGGGACGTCCGTTCGCTTTGAAGCCGGCTCACTCCCCGAGGACGGTCGCGCCCCCAAACTTGTCGAGTCACACGATCTGTCCAAAGTCGTCGGCCTCGTCACCGAACGAGTGTCCACCGATCAAGGCATGATGTTCACCGCCAAGATCGCCCCCACCAACGCCGGAAACGACGCCCTTGAACTTCTCAAAATGGGCGCCCTCGACGCCGTCAGCGTCGGAGTCGAACCGACCAAGTTCAAGTTCGACAAGAACGGCACCATGGTCGTCACCGCCGCCAACTGGCACGAACTCAGCCTTGTCGCCGTCCCGGCCTTTGATGACGCCCGCATCACATCTGTCGCTCTTTCCGCCCCGGAGGACGACGAAGAAGAAACCCCAACCGAATACCCCGAGCCCGAGGAGGACTCACTCATGTCAGAACCCACCCCGGTCGCCGTCGAGGCATCTGCCCCGGCCGTGATCCCCACTCAGCCGCTCCAGTTCGCACAGGCTTCCCGCCCGTTCGCACTCCCGTCGGCCAGCGAATACATCGCCAAGTTCGTCGCCGGAGGCTCCGAGTTCGCCGAATTCAATGCTCGCATCCGTGCCGCCGCCCCGGACGTGACCACCAGCGACACTCCGGGCATCCTGCCCGAGACAATCGTTGGCCCGGTGTACTCGGGATTCCGAGGCCTCCGTCCCGTGATTGACGCCATCGGCGCCCGAGCCATGCCCGGCTCCGGCCGAGTGTTCCGTCGCCCGAAGGTCACCACCAACACGACTATCGGAGCCAGCAACGGTCAGAACGCCGCTCTCGACGCCGGTACCTTCGTCGTAGCGAACAACGACGTCACTCGTGAGATGTACGGCGGATACGTCCGTCTGTCCGAAGAAGATCAGGACCTCACCGAGCCGGGCGTCGTCGCCCTCCTTCTCGAGGACATGGCCAAGATCTACGCCAACGAAACCGACAACGTGGCCGCCGACAACCTCATCACCGGCATCACGAACAGCAACAACTTCACGTCGGCCAACATCACCGACCCGACCGAGTGGGTGACGTGGATGTACACCGCCGCGTCGGACATCCTGACGGCCTCCAACGGTTGGCTCCCCACGCACATCTTCGTGGCGCCGAACCGCTGGGCATCGCTCGGCCAACTTGAGGACGGACAAGGACGCCCGCTGTTCCCCCAGATCGGCCCCATGAACGCCTACGGCAACCTCGCCCCCGGCGCTTCGGCAGGCATCGCCTTCGGCCTTCAGGTCGTCGTCGATCGCAACTTCGCCAGTGGCACCCTCGCCGTCGGCCACCCGGACGGCTTTGAGATTTACGAACAGCAGAAGGGCGCAATCTCCGTGGAGGCCGCCGACGGCTCGTTGTCGCGGTACATCAAGTTCCGCGGCTACTTCGCCACCCTGATGATCGACGACACGAAGTTCATCAAGGCCGCCTTCGTCTGATCTGCCCCCGGAGTCTGGATCATGGCCACGTTCACAGTGACACACCGCATGAGGATCGACGACGTCGTCGTGATCCAGACTCT